GCGGTTCTTTGCCGCTGAGTACCACCGGGAGCTCGATGAGCTTCTGGGTAAGGAGGAAGCAGCCACGACCACCACGCGAAGGTTTAAGGTCAAGGCCGCCATGGGGGGTGCGAACTTGTCAGGGTCGGGGATTACCACCGATCTGAACACGTTGGACGCAGCTTTCAACGAGTTTGCTGCCAGGCGCCGTTTGGGGCAAAGCCCCAACGAGGCGTTTAGCAAGCTTGGCCTCTTTTTCGGCGACGATTCAGTAGTTCGCGCCGAGGTGTTTGACGCCATGGCGGCGGTGGCCACCGAGTGTGGCATGAAGCTAGAGAAGGAGCCCGTCCCCGAGGATGCGGGGCCTGGGTACGTCGTGTTCCTCTCACGAGTGTACCCTGACATCCGGACGAGCCTGGCGTCCCACCCGGTGATGGTGAGAAACTTGCGCAAGCTGTGCACGGTGATGGTGGGGCGTGATGCCTCCGCTAAGCTGATGGCGATGCGGCTGCGCTTAAAGGTAGAGGCGGCGCTTATTACTGACTCGCACGTGCCCGTGCTTGCAGATTACGCGCGCGCCCTCAAGCGCGTTTACGGCCTGGACAGTATTAAGGGGACTGCTGCGGCGTGGGAGGCGGAGATCAATCGTGATGCCGACTACACCCGCAAGCGCGACGCGGGACCTTACCCGTACGCGCCCGGAGATCGTGACGTGTTGGTGCCCTCAGTGGCACAAGGGCTCGGAATTAGTGTCGAGGAGCTGTTGTTGGTAGAGCGCCGCTTGCAAGCGGCGGCTACGGAGCGCGACTTGGCCTCTGTGTCCATTGAGGTGGACTGCAGCGGCTTGCCCGACTGGGCAGCATGGGTTCCGGTTTAGGTTCTGCGGCCTATAAAACCTTTTGAGTGCTGCTAGCACTTGCGATTTTAAGATCATGGCAAAACGGAAGATGGCCCCTAAGAATGGGGGACCATCAAAGCGACAGAAGATCTCTCGTACGAAGTACGTCACTACCACAGGTCTGGACGAGCAAGCGCGCAATTACGCGCGTCTTTTGTCCGACCCTTGCGGGGCCCCTTTAGTGCATCCTGTATATGCTGGTGGAGAGTCAGGGTATCTGTTCCGCGCAGAAACGTTCGCAACGTCAGGGAAGGGCGTCGGGGTTAATTCCGGCATTTTCCACTGGGTCCCCGGTTATGTCAACAGCACTTACACTGATGTGTTAGCAGTTGGCACGGCCGGGGGAGCGACCGCTGGGCCGTGCAATGTTGTTGCACTTGGCGCAGCGACACCCGGTAGGACATTCCTCGCCAACACCGCTAAGGGTGTTCGGTGCATTGCAGCGTGCTTGCGCGTTACGTACCCCGGAAGTGAGTCTTCTCGGCAAGGACGTGTCCATTACGGGCATACCACAGCTGGGTTGATTGACAACGGTGACTCCAAAACCCCCGACGCCGTAGCGCAGGCGCTCCAGCATTTCAGCCGCACGCCGGCCGATTCGTTTGAGATAGTGTGGAAACCTAACAATGCCGACCAGGAGTTCAACGACCCCACCGAAGCGGCCTCAGCCTTGATCCGAGATCGGAAGGCTGCGGTGACCGTTGCGTGGGCTGGTTTGCCTGACGACGTTGGTTTGACTTTCCACTTGACCACAGTTTACGAGTGGGTGCCTGGCACTGGCCAGGGCGTTGCTTCCGCTTCGCTCACCAAGAACACCTCCCGTAACACCTTTGACAACGTGATTGACACGTTGATCAGGAGTGGCTATTCTTTCGTGCGGCACGCTGGGCATTCCGCGGGACAGGGTTTGACTGCTGGTGCAATGGCCGCCATAACCCAAAGGTTTGGCCTGATGCCTGCAGTAGGACGCTCGAGACCGCAGGGACGTATAGAACTTTGAGAGTCGCAACACGTTTACACCACTAACACCGCTTAACAAAAGGTTTGCGCTCTAGGCGCGGCTTATAAGACAC